AAATCAAATGGGTGAGAGTTGGAAGGACGAATTTTGGTCACTTATCTTTGGAGCCATATTAATATGTTGTTTTTTGCCTTGGACTCAACCATATGTTAAAGAAGGCTTTGTATTTTTAGATCAAAACACACCAAATTGGTTCTCCAACATGTTATATATAATAATAGGGAGTTCATTTGGATACCGCTTTGGTAAGCAAGGTTTGCAGATGATTAATAAAAAGGGTAAATAATGGCTGAAAGAAAACTAAAAAAAGTAATTAAGGGTTTAAAAAAAGCATCTAAGACACATGCTGCACAAGCTAAAACTTTAAAAAGCGTTTTAAGAAAAAGGAGAAAGAAATGAAAAAAAATTTAAAGCCAGTTCCAGAAGGTAAAAAAGGTAAAGGTCTTTCTAAACTGCCAACTGAAGTCCGTAATAACATGGGTTTTATGAAAAAAGGTGGTGTAGTGAAAATGCAAAATGGTGGATCTATACAAGTATCTGGCAAAAACTTTTCTGGTATTTATTAAATAAAACAAGATGGATGTTGCAGACTTCGCAAAACATGTGTATAAGATGTTGGAAAGACGTGAGCAAGATATTGCTACCATCTTAACATCTGGTGGTATCCAGGATATGGAGAACTACCGACTTCTTGTAGGAGAGATGCAAGGCTTGAACTACGCAAAAGGAGAAATGAAGTCCTTGTTGGAGAAAAATTACGAAGATGGCGAAGACATTATTAGTACCTGACCACATACTTCAGAAGAGAAATAAAGAAAAAGCTTATGTTAAGAAGGAGGAAAGAGTATTAGATCCTACGCTTCTTGACAAATCATTTAAAGAGAGATTACCTCAACCAACTGGTTGGAGAATCCTTGTTGCACCTTATCAAGGTAAAGAAGTTACTGATAAGGGTGTTATTATACCAGATCAAATACGACAGAGAGAAGCATTAGCAACAGTTGTTGCATATGTATTAAAAGTTGGGCCTTTAGCGTATCAAGATACAGCTAAGTTTGGACCTGCTGTATTTGAAGAGGATAGAGCTTGGTGCAAGGAAGGAGATTGGATTTGCATAGGTCGATATGCAGGTTCACGTTTTTCATTAGAAGATATGGAAGTTCGTGTCATTAACGATGATGAAGTTATTGCCACATTACTCGATCCAGAAGATATTAAACATATATAAGGGATAAAATATGTCAGAAAAATTAGCTGAAGAAAAAGTTGAAACAACCGAAGAGGAAAAAGATGTTGAAGTTACTTTGGATGAAAATGTTGAATCTGCTAGTGTGGATACAGCAGAAACTGCACCTGATACTGGACAGTCTGAACAGAAAACAGAAGAGCCAGATGACAAAGAATTACAAGATGTCGGTAAAAGGGCACAAGATAGAATCAAAAAGCTCACAACCAAGTACAAAAACGAAGAAAGAGCCAAGCAAGAGGCCGAGAGGAAGGCCCAGGAAGCAGCCTTAGAGAATGAAAAACTCAAAGAAAGATTAAAAAATCTTGATCAAGGGTATATTTCAGAGTACGGAACTCGTCTTGATGCACAGCTTGAACAGGCAAAAAAGAATTATCGAGATGCCCATGAAGCTGGTGATGTGGATAAAATGTTTGATGCACAACAAGCTCTTTCAAAGATATCGATTGAGCAAGAGCGTCATCGAATAGCTAAAGATAGGCAAGAGGCACAGGTTAAGGAAGTTGAGCAACAAGCTCAACAACCTCAAACTCAACCACAGCCTCAACAAGCACCTGTTGATCCAAAGGCACAGGCTTGGGCAGAACGTAATGAATGGTTTGGTGAAGATCAAGTGATGACAAGCACTGCTATGGGTATTCACCAAAAATTATCAGAAGAAGGGTTTGACCTTTCATCTGATGAGTATTATGATGAAATTGATCGTCAGTTAAAAACCTTGTTCCCAGACAAGTTTAATACTGGACGAGCAAACGGAGGAAGTGCTAGGGTCGCCCCTGCTGACACTTCCGCTTCACGCAAAAAACAGGGACGCAGAACTGTTAGATTGTCTCCTTCGCAGGTGGCAATAGCTAAAAAACTTAACGTACCTCTTGAAGAGTACGCAAAGTATGTAAAGGAGTAGATTATGACAGATCGAACAAAAAGAGAAGCGAATACACGGGCAAACGCTACCCGTAGAAAACCCTGGTCGCCACCGAGCAGACTTGAAGCTCCAAAACCACCAGAAGGATATAGGCAGAGATGGATAAGAACCAACATTCGAGGCGAGGAGGATCAAATGAACGTCCACGCTAAATTAAGAGAAGGTTGGGAACCTGTTCGTGCTGACGAATATCCAGACAGTGACTTTTCTACTATTACAGAAGGAAAGCATACTGGTGTGATTGGTCAAGGAGGCTTGATATTGGCTAGGATACCTGAAGAGACGGCATTGGAAAGAAACGATTACTATCGGGGTCGTACCCGCAACCAAATGACGGCTGTTGATGAAAACTTAATGAAGGAGTCACATCCTTCAATGCCTATCCAAAAGGAAAGGCAAAGTCGTGTAACATTTGGAGGAAACCGAAAAGGTGAATCCTAATGAAATTTTAATTTTAACTAGGAGGTTTTATGGCTAATACAAGCTTAAAATTCGGCTTAAAACCAATCAATGGTTTTGGCGGTACTACTGCTGATGGAGTAAATCAATACTTTATCAAAAGTGATGCCTCAGCTATATTCCAAGGTTCACCTGTGGTTGTTGAATTAACAGGTGGAACTATTGCAATAGGTTCAGCAACTGGTGATACAAAACAGTTGTTAGGCGTTTTTGCAGGTTGTGAATATGTTGATGCAACAACAGGAAAACTAAAGTTTTCTAACACATGGCCTGGTTCTGGGTCAGCAGATACTAACCACGATATAAAAGGTTTCGTGTATGATAACCCTATGCAAAGATTTATCGTTGCATCTGACGGAACAAACACCAATAAGGCAACTGCTAGAGCAGATATTTTCAAAACAGTTGAACTTGAGAATGGTGCTTCTGGAAGTACTACAACTGGTATTTCTACTGCTCAGATTGATATATCTACAGCGGAGGATTCAGATCCGTCTAATCCTTTAATGATATTGGGTATACATGATGATCCTACAAATGCTGATCATTCAGCTGCTGGGGTTAACTATATCGTTAAAATTAACAATCATATCTTCTTCAGTTCTGTTGGAGATTCTGATGCAGCTATTTCTTAAAGGAGATTAATTATGGCGATAAGTAGAGCACAATTATCTAAAGAGCTAGAGCCAGGTCTTAATGCTCTTTTCGGAATGGAGTATGCTAGATATGAAAATCAGCACTCTGAAATTTTCACAACTGAAACTTCAGACAGATCGTTTGAAGAAGAAGTAATGCTATCTGGTTTTGGTGCCGCACCGACTAAGTCGGAAGGTACTGGAGTGGCATTTGATGATGCAAATGAAGCTTATACTGCAAGGTATAACCATGAGACTGTTGCTTTAGCATTCAGTATCACAGAGGAGGCTGTTGAAGATAATCTTTATGACAGACTTTCTGCTAGATACACAAAGGCTTTAGCACGTTCAATGGCACACACCAAGCAAGTTAAAGCTGCAGCTGTATTAAATAATGCGTTTGACAGCACTGTTACAGGCGGTGACGGCAAGGAACTCTGTGCAACAGATCATCCATTAACAAATGGATCAACTTTTGCAAATGAACCTTCAACTGCAGCAGACCTTAACGAAACATCTCTTGAAGATGCATTAATTAAGATTGCTGGATTTGTTGATGAAAGAGGTCTTATTGTAGCATTGAGAGGAATGAAGTTAATTATTCCTAGACAGTTACAATTCGTTGCTGAGAGAATTATGAACTCAACATTGCGTGTATCAACTTCAGATAACGATCTTAATGCACTCAAGAGCATGGGCATGTTACCAGAAGGTTATGTCGTTAATGACTTCCTAACTGATACAGATGCATTCTTCATTATGACAGACACTCCTCGTGGGTTCTTGCATTTTGAGCGTGTAGCTTTATCAACTGGTATGGAAGCAGACTTCGATACTGGAAACATGAGATATAAAGCTCGTGAGAGATATTCTTTTGGATTTTCAGATCCAAGATGTGTATTTGGTTCACCAGGTGCATAACTGAAAAAATAAATTCTGGGATTAGAAGGGCGGCACTTGCCGTCCTTTTTTATTTGTGGTAGGATTTATGTGAAATAATAGTTTTTACTCATTATTTCCTCCCAAGGAAAAAACTTTGCCAGATTGCATTGCAATCTGGTTTTTTTCATTATATAAATAATTAACCGACAATCGCATAATGTGATTGACACTTGCCAAGACGGGAGAATTAAAATGGCTAATACAACTTTCTCGGGTCCAATCCGATCAGAGGGTGGATTCAATGTAATCAATAAAGATGGCACAAGCGGTGCTGTCACAGAAACTGGTTTTTCAGTTAACTCAACTGGACAGTTAGTATCTTTAGGAACTCGTAAAATACAATCGTTTGCTGGTACTTTAGCTAGTACTGATGCGGCATCTACTGCTTATGCGGATGGAGATTGTTTAGTAGAATTAGGAACATTAAATGTAGATGCTCCTGATGGATTAGTAACACCATCTAAAATTTTCATACACAGAGCTTTAATTGGTATCACAACTGCTGCTGGAGAAACATTAGCTGGTAACTTAGCACTTAGTTCTACAAGTGGTACTGCCACAAACGCAGCCGTAAGTGGTACAGAAATAGTAGGTGCTGGTGTAACATCATTTAATGAACAATTAAGTGCTACACAATCTATCACTGAAATCGATATTAATTTTAATGATACTGCTGGTAACTATCATATATTTGTTCCAAATGTGACTGCGGCAGTTGCTAACGTAAATTTATATGCTAGAGCAACAACTACAGTCAATGCTGATATAACTGCTGGAAGATTTACAGTTGAACTAGAATACTCTGTATTTTAGGAGGGTAAAATGGCTGATGCAGTTGCAACTCAAACCATTCTAGATGGTCCAAAGTATGCAGTTTTAAAATTCACCAATATAAGTGACGGCACGGGTGAAAGTGCCGTTACTAAAGTTGATGTAAGTGGTTTAGCTACAAGTGCTAATGGTACTACTTGCACAGGTGCTACAATACAAAAGATCTGGTGGCAGTGTACGGGTATGAAAGTTAATATCCTTTTTGATGCTACATCAGATGTTTTAGCTATTCAACTTGGTGAAAATCAATCTGGTTATCACGATTACACTTCTTTTGGTGGCATACCAAATAATGGTGGTTCTGGTGTAACAG